GCACACGGGTGAGCTGGCAATAAGATTCGGTCGTAAGGCCAAGAACCTTATCGATTCAGAAGATTATACAAAAATTTTTAAAACAAGATTACAGGAAGACTCAAAGGCTGCGGGACGTTGGGAGACAGCACAAGGTGGTGAATACTTCGCAGCTGGTGTTGGTGGTGCGATCACGGGTCGTGGTGCGGATCTACTCATAATCGACGACCCACACTCGGAACAGGATGCGATGTCCAAGGTCGCATTAGAATCAGCATACGAGTGGTATACATCAGGACCTCGTCAGCGTCTGCAGCCAGGTGGTAAAATAGTTTTAGTTATGACACGTTGGAGTCAGAAAGATCTGACAGGTATGCTTGTCAAGAATCAGACAGAGGCTAAAGCTGATCAGTGGCACGTGGTCGAGTTTCCAGCAATCATGGATCATGGAACAGATAAAGCAGAACCCGTCTGGCCTCAATATTGGAAACTGGATGAGCTTGAGAAGGTGCAGGCGACACTGCCTGTCGCCAAATGGAATGCACAGTGGATGCAGAACCCAACGGCTGAGGAGGGGGCAATACTGAAGCGTGAGTGGTGGCGGAAGTATACTGGCGAGGAGATACCACAGTTGCAGCATGTCATACAGTCATACGACACGGCTTTTCTAAAGAAGGAGACAGCTGATTACAGTGCGATAACGACGTGGGGTATTTGGTATCCTAGTGAGGATGAGGGGGCAAACCTAATACTACTAGATGCCGTCAAGGGACGTTACGAGTTTCCAGAACTTCGACGCTTGGCTCTTGAACAGTACGACTATTGGAAGCCCGAGACGGTGATCGTCGAGGCAAAGGCTAGCGGTCTGCCTCTGACCTATGAACTGAGGAAGATGGATATACCAGTCGTGAACTTCAGTCCGTCAAAAGGAAATGATAAGCACGCACGTGTAAATGCAGTTGCACCTCTGTTTGAAAGTGGTATGATATGGGCTCCTGAGCAAAAATTTGCCGAGGAGGTCATAGAAGAATGTGCAGCATTCCCATATGGCGATCATGACGATCTGGTCGATAGCACGACACAGGCGATCATGCGATTTAGACAAGGAGGTCTAATCGACCACCCTGAAGACTATGTCGATGAAGTAACAAACGTACGTAAAAGGATTTATTATTAATGTCTGCACTATCTGATAAATATATTAAAAATTTCTCTAAAGAGAGAAAAAATTTATTTAATAAAAGATTTAGTGATGACTATGATCCCAACATGTCTGAATTATCTAATATTTTAAGGATACTAGCGGAGATGAGAGAACTTAATTTAGCAGACGGAGGACGTATTGGTTTAAAAGAGGGTTTAGGTTCTTTTGAAACTAGCGATCCTAAAGAGGCTATGAAAGAAGTCGTTAAAAGATTTCTTGAAAAAAATATTCAAAAAACCACTGTTCCTATTTCTGAAAATATATTCTTGAACCTTGCACCAGGAGTCAGTGACGTTGAACTAGGTGGCATTATGAAAATACTTGGAGGAGAGTTAGGCTTTGGTGCTAGCAAAGATAAAGGTATAGGTTTTAATTTTAAAAAAGAATTTAATAAAGGTGGACGTGTTGCTTATCAAGATGGCACACCAGATAGACAACTTTATGAAACTCCAGTTACCGACGTAATCAAATCAGTAAATGAAAAAACTATTGAGGCTTTAGAAAAGGGTGGAGAACTATTTAATAAGTATAGTGGCATAGATGCGGTATATGATTTTCCAGGAGCTGGGTTAGGTGCAACAGGTGCATCATCTGATTTTAGACATCAAGCAGCATCTAATGCTTTGGCGAAAGCTTTGGGAAAAGGTCAGTACACAGATCCTATATTAGGACCCATTAGTTATTTATCAGGTGCTTTTGGTTCTTTAGGGTTAGGAACAGGAAAAGAGGTAATAGATTTTTTTAAAGGTGTTGCAGATCCTAACATGACAACTAAAGAGGCTTTTGATCAAGCTATTGAGGATACCATAAGTAATGCTAAAGGAGCATTTGCTTCAGCAGATACAACCAGTGAAGATTTGTATGCTGAGTTAATGAAAGATTATGTTCCTAATAGAGGTTTCAGAATGTTAGACAACAGTGCACAGATTTTTATGCAAAGAAAAAAAGCACTTGAGGATGCAAGGAAAAAACAAGAAAATTTCATAAAACAAAAAGATACAGTAATTCCTCCTCAAAAACCAAAAAGAACAACAACCACGAAACCTGGAACTGGTGGAGGTGGTGGAGGTTTCACCCCAACCACGACAGCCCAAAATGTTGCTAGAACTGCAAGTCGTGTGGATTCGAGCGGTAATGTAAAAGCCTACGGTCTAGCAAGGGGTGGTTTAGCTGCGATGTTGGGCGAGTGATGGTTAAGAGACTGACAACCACGATACCACCATTACGTGGCCCCAATCCACAGGGGTTGAACATAAGTTATAATAGTGTTAAGACAGTCAAACCGGAGAAATTAAATGGCAGAGATAGACAAAGGACTTCCGAATACTCGGACAAAAATAGAAGTTCCCTCTCAAGAGGAAATAGAAGAAGTTAGTATACAGGAACCAACAGACGATAGGGGGCCGATAGAGGTTATACCCGAAGAGGATGGTGGTGCCACGATAGACTTCGAACCCGGTGCGATCAACGTTCCAGGAACCGAGAATCATTTTGATAATCTTGCAGACATACTACCAGAGGATATCTTGGATCCGATTGGTTCGGATATGGTTCAGAATTACATGGACTACAAGGCATCAAGAAAGGATTGGGAGCAATCCTACACGCAAGGTCTTGATCTTTTAGGATTCAAATACGAGAATAGAACAGAACCATTTCAGGGAGCATCAGGTGCAACACATCCAGTTCTTGCAGAGGCGGTAACACAGTTTCAGGCACAGGCTTACAAGGAATTATTACCGAGCGACGGACCTGTCAGAACACAGATCATAGGAATCAAGAATCAACAGACTGAATCACAATCACAACGTGTTAAAGATTACATGAACTATCTGATCATGGATCAGATGAAGGAGTACGAGGAGGAGTTTGACTCTATGTTATTTCATCTACCATTAGCTGGTTCTACATTTAAAAAAGTTTATTACGATGTACCGTTAGGTAGGGTGGTCTCTAAATTCGTGCCAGCAGATGAATTAGTTGTGCCATACACTGCAACAAATATTGATGATGCAGAATCTGTGATACACGTTGTTAAAATGTCTGAGAATGAATTACGAAAGCAACAGGTGAACGGCTTCTATGTTGATGTAGATCTCTCACCTCCTAGCAACGTTGAGCAGAACTCGGTTGAGAAAAAAGAAAAAGAATTAGATGGAACAAAGAAGACAGGTAAACAGGAGACCATGTTCACTCTTCTGGAGTGTCATGTCAATCTGGATCTGGAGGGCTTCGAGGATCAGGGACCCGAGGGACCGACAGGGATCAAACTACCCTACATCGTAACTGTTGAAGAGGGTAGCAGAACAGTTCTTGCAATCAGAAGAAATTATGCGCCCGATGATCTAAAGAAAAATAAGATACAGTATTTCGTCCACTTTAAATTTCTTCCAGGTTTGGGATTCTATGGTTTTGGATTAATCCATATGATCGGAGGATTGAGCAGAACCGCAACAGCTGCTCTTCGTCAATTACTAGATGCAGGAACATTATCAAATCTACCAGCAGGATTCAAACAACGAGGTGTTAGAGTCAGAGATGAGGCGGCTCCGATACAACCAGGTGAGTTCAAGGATGTCGACGCACCGGGTGGAAATCTAAGAGATGCTTTCTTCCCTTTACCTTACAAAGAACCATCAGCAACACTATTACAATTAATGGGTGTTGTCGTATCAGCTGGTCAAAGATTTGCATCCATAGCTGATATGCAAGTGGGTGATGGTAATCAGGCTGCTGCCGTTGGCACAACAGTTGCATTATTGGAACGTGGTTCAAGGGTCATGAGCGCTATACACAAAAGATGTTACGCAGCCATGAAAGATGAATTTAAATTATTAGCAAAAGTTGTTGCGCAATATCTACCACCAGAGTATCCATACGACGTTGTCGGTGGACAGAGAAATATTAAACAGGCTGACTTCGATGATAGAATAGACGTTGTGCCTGTCGCAGATCCCAATATATTCTCGATGTCACAGAGAGTGACCTTAGCACAGACACAGTTACAACTTGCTACATCGAATCCACAGATACATAATCTGTATCAGGTATACAGGAACATGTATGAGGCG